ATTTACGCCATTTTCTGAATGATAAAGAGTGTAGTTAACATTACGCAAATTAACTAATAATTTACCATCTAAATTAATTATAGATGGATTCATTAAAGATGGCCCAACCATTTTATCGGTTGGAATTAATAGTGGATAAATATTTCCACCATTTTGAATAGCTTTTTGTACAAAATTTCCTATATCACTAACCATAAATTCTCCTTATATGATTATAGTAATCAAAAAAGAGAATTAGGCAAATTAGATATTTTGAGTCTATTAGTAAATTTTCTTTGTTTTATAGGCCGTATCTACCTTTAATAGCGTTATAATTTTGTAAAACTTCAGACGATGATAGTTCTTTATTATATAATTTTAGTGTGGATACTCTACCAGACATATAAGCTGTATCAGCTCGACCAATATAGATATTCCCAGTTGTTGTAACCTTTGATCCAAAAGTACTTACTAGATTACCATTAACATAAAATAAACTAGATGATGACTTTCTAATAATCGTGGCGATAACCCATGAATTAATAGGAACAGAACTTGTTACTGCTGTAGACGAAGATCCTGGACCCCAATATGTAACAGAAGCGAAATTGAATATGCTCCACTGCCACGTGGTAGAATTATAAGCATTAGCTCCAGCATATATAATTGGAAAATTATTTCTATTGTTCATATAAAAAGAAACTTCCACAGACAGTGGTTCAAGAACATGAGGAACTATTGCGTATTGACTGGTTCCATTAAGAGAAAAATAATTATTGGTAAAAGTTGGACTATTATATAGTGTAGCATTATATCCTGAACTAGATATATCATTCCAATTAGCTCCGCTGCCAGAATAGCTTTTATTAGATGCGGCATCTAAGCATAGAATAAGAGAGTCTGTGACTATTTTTGGACCGTTATTATAGCTCATTCAATAAAACCTTATTAGTAAAATTGTTTAATGTTTTTGACCCTTGGCTATCGCCAACATTGTGTCCTATAGTTTCCTATAAGCATGGACTATATCTTCCACGTTTGTGGTGGGGGCGCTCTAGCCTGTTATTAAAACAAACCTTTTTGTTTCAGGTAGTCTCTACACCTTCACAGAGATGGCTCTGTGCTTGGCTCGGTATTGCCATCAGCATTATCTGTTAAGGTTTCACCGAATTCACCCCCAATGGGCCTATTCTCATATGGTGCTGGGCCTCCTTTCAATATTATTGTTCTTATATACTATGACAATGTTATTTTGAGTAATTTTTCCGTATCTATATATTTTAAAAAAATTAGGAAAATTAGGAAAATCGCCAGGCTCTTCTTCAATAGCTATACTGTGAACACCCTCTATAAAAAAATAGCTATTGTTAGAAGGAAAGCTAAATAAAGACTTTAAAATAGATTGAGTAATAAATGTTGGTTCGCTTTCTCCTGTTACTTCTGTCGAATGAACAAGAGATCTAGAATTAAGTTCAGAAATGTCGATCACATTATCGGGCTGTTCAAAATTTTTAACACCTTTATATGTTTTGTAGTAATTAAAATTGTCATTCATGGATATATATTGATAAACATATCTTCTTATACAAAGACTCTTTCTACTACCTGTTGATCCAGGTCCGTAAAGAATAGCTTTTCCTCCACTTTTAAGAGTTGGGGGGGCATAAAATGAATATGTTTCTCCTACCGGATCAAAATAAGGATCATTGTTGTCAAAATGTGGAGGTTGTCCGTATACATTAGTCATTATAGTCCAAACCTTCCTTTAAGAGCATTATGATTTTGTAATATTTCAATATCTGTTAGTCCCCTATTATATACAGTAAAACCTTGTAATCTAGCATCCCAAGTGGAACTATTACCTCCGTATTCATTTGAACTTCCAATATCAACCCCAGTAGTCGTTAAATTAATATCAAGAGCTGTGGCAGAATTGGAGGTTAATGTTACGCCATTCTTTGATATGGTTCTTGTAGAACTATTCGCTAGTCTTCTAAATGTCCAAATATTCCAAGTTTGAGAACCTCCACTAGCAACAGATGTTCTTGTATTTGAACCACAACATCCTCCTTGATCAAAATAAACAACATTATCACTCCAAGTACAATGAGAAAATATACCTCTTCCTCCACTAGTACTATAAAACTTAAAAGCTGATGTGGCAACCAATAAATTTTGCATACATATTAAGAATATTGTATATCCACTTGTATTATTAATTCCAAAAGAATTAGAGGCTGGACCAGAACATCTATTACCCAGAGTAGAGAAATATGGAATACCTCCAGAAGTAAATGATGGTGTTGCGAACCAAGTAAAATGTTTATTATTACCACTTAGATCATACCAAGTTGATCCACTGCCGGGATAGCTTTTACTATTGGCAGCATCAAGAAGACAAGTTAATCCATCAGTAACTATATCTGGTCCTCCGTATATAGACATAATATTTTCCTATATATATTGAGCTTCTATAAAAGCAGTATCAACTTGATTTTCTGTTAATCCTAGAGCCTGAGCTAGCGGAGCTAACATAGGATGATTTCTTTCCACATAAGGAGCATATTCCCATTCAACTTTTATAGTTTCTCGTGTTATTGGATCTTCTATATTATTTATGGCGTTTTCTACTTGAATTAATTGAATACCATTATTTATTAACCATAGTCTAATTTGTCTTGCGCTAACGCTTTCTGGAACCGATTGTTGATATTGCGTCCATACTCCATTATTCCAATAATAATCATTGGCTGGTTTTTCTGGTAGTAAAGCCCACTTGTTTTTTTTGGGATTGTCGTTTTCAATCCAACCAGATACAAGTTCATCACTCAGATCTTTAATTTCATAAGTGTCAACATTATAATATAAATTCATGAATATATCCTATTATGAGTAGTAACTGTTGCTGCGTTATTATTTGTTAAAGTAGTATTATTATTATATTCATAAAGATTTCTTACCAAAGGAGCATAATACTCTAGTGATTGTGGCCTTATTTTTTTTGCAGAGAATCCTTTAACTAAGCTATTAATCTCGTCAATATTGAGAGCTGCTGACCATATAGCAATGTCACTTATATAACCATCGAAACCTTCTACTGTATTTGTTCCAATTAAAACTCTAGTTAAACTAGTTGGCGTAACATCAGTCGTATTAGTGCCACTGGAACCTCCATCTCTATAAATTGTTCGTGATGTTGAGGATGAACAAACGAAACAAACATGGTGCCAAGTATTAATAGTGAATCCACTAGTGGTTTGGGCAATATAATTTACTGTTGTTAATAAATTACCTCTAATAGGATCTGCTACTGCTTGGCCAGCAAATAGCGTACGAAATCCTTGATTAGTAGCTGCTTGCAGCCAAGACATAATTGTCATAGCAACAGTATCATTAGTAGCATAGGCCCATGCGGAAAAAGTTACAGGATAAACAGAAATAGATGGTCCATTACCAGAAATAGATTGTGAGCTTGCTCTAACAAAATTATATGCCATTATAGAACACTCCTAACTTCCACAGCAATAAGTTCAGCATCTCCAGTCATAGTATCATTAGTAGTATCACTAACGTCTCTATAAATTTTGATCCTAAAGAAATCACCAGCAACTAATGAATCTATGGTTGTACATGTTATTGTTGTTGTGGTTGGTATTCCGGCGGTGCCGTTAGTAGCAGAATGAGCTTCTGTTGCGGTATCGAATGAATCGGCATCCTCGTCGGTATTCATATCTTCAAATTGAATACCCCAACGACAATTACCACTGGTAGCAGTAGTTGCCATCCAATGAATTCGTACTGAAAGTCCTGATGCTAGATTAGCATTATCTGGTACAACCCCAACAAATACTGCACTTTCTTCTGTCGTGTCGTCGAAATCTAAAACAGCAATACTATTTCTTGTATCTAGAGTTGCGAATCCGCTTGCTGGAGGTTGATTATCTATCGCCGTGAAGAAGCTTAGTGTTGTATTACGAACAGAGATACCATTTACTAGGACATTTTGACTAAAATTACCTGTTCCAATAACATGAAGTTTTGAGGTGGGCGATGCTGTTCCAATTCCAACATTACCTCCACTACTAATTACAAAATCATTTTGATTATATCGTCCACCAATCACTCTATCATCACTAAATACTTCAAACACTGGTAACCCAGCATTATTATTTACGCTCATAAGAGTGCCACTAAGATTATCTATAACGCTAAATAATGACCCATTAGTACCCTCAACATTAAATACCATATCCCCACTAGTAGCTGAATACAGATCTAGTAAAGCATTTGGAATTATACCTGTTGTGGTAGAAAACAATCCAGTTCCTATAACATTTAATGTTCCGGATGGTGAAGCGGTACCTACACCCAATCTATTATTAGTAGCGTCCCAAAATAATTGACTAGCATCGTGAGCTATTCCGCTACTACTAGTCCAGTATGCTATATGATTCGCTGCTCCTGTGCCAGTAACAGGATTTGTTAAAGTATTTTGTTTAGCATTAAGTTGGGTTTGTAGTGCGCTCGTAACACCCTTAACATAACTTAATTCGGTTAAGCTTGGATATGTTCCAGTAGCTAGAGAGGTAATATTTTTATTACCGTCAAAACCCGCTATAGTACTTGCTGTTTGATTATTTAATGTTAAATTACTAGAAAATGCTCCACTACCAGTTATGTTGAGTAAATTTCCATCAAAAGTTAAATTACTTTCGCCATTGATTCCTAATGCGGATCCTGTGCTTGTAAGCACTCTATTGTCTCCACTATTTGATATGGTTGGTAATAATCCACTTACGCTAGAGTTAAAGTCAGTTATATTTGAAGATGAGTGAGCATGACCACTAACACTAACAGGAACATTGTTAACAAATAAACCACTAGCAAAATTACCGCTTCCATTAACATCTAGATTTGTGTTTATATCTACTAGTGCCGGATTAGACCAATATAAAATAGCATTACCAGAAGAATCATGTAGTATTCTACCGCCCCATCCCATAGATACTTGTTCATGACTATCATATAGTGATAATTCTTCTGTTCCTAATAACAAGCTGCTATTTTGATTTCTAATATTCACAAAATCATTATCTATATCTAATTTATGGGAAAGTCCTATAACAGCAGCTCCACTACAAGTTAAGGTTGATCCATCAAACGTAAGATTACTTTCAGCATCTATTCCTGTAGTTGTGCTATTTCTACTTGTTAATATTCTATTATTTGTTGGATTATTAATCAATCCAGTAACACTAACGGTAAAACTATTTGAGCCATCATTATAATTTAGATTAATACCAGTTCCGGCCACAAACAGTCCACTGCCTATACGATCATCAACAGCCTCATTGAAATCAGTAATTGAAGAAGCCGTATGAGTATGACCACTAATACTGACAACAGTTCCATTAAATGTTAGATTAGTAAAAACACCACTAATAGCGGTAACTATACCACTAACACTAATATTGCCACTACTAGATACATTATTTGTACCATAATCAATAGGCATATTTTAATCCTTATTCTGGAGAAACTGGCGTTTCTGGCTCAACTATAGTAACGGTACCATCTTCATTTATTATAAAGTTACCAACTAGATCAACTCCTTCGGCTATGGCTTCTGGTTTAACGGTAGCAATAAGTTGGCCGAGCTTGTGATGCAACTCAAAAACTTCTTTAGCGTCTTCCCCCAATTCAGCAGCAATCTCTGATGGGGTGGCGCCCATACCATTTTTCCAAAATATTTGAGCACCCTGATTAAAAGATTGAACCATTTGTTGATAAGTTTGTTTGGTCATTTGAATTAAACGATTAGCGGCCATTTTAGCTTTGGGAATTTCTATTCTGTCTGGCCTGTTGTTGTCTAATATACTCATTTTAATTTTTCCATAATTCTAGATTACTATATTTTTCTACTAAAAATTTACCTAATATTTTATCACTATCATGGGGAACAGGAACTACTACTGGTTTGATTTTGTGCAAGTCTCGGATTCTATGAACTCCTTCGTCATCCTCCTGAGTGTATTGTTCCACATTATTAAAGTTGTGTTGATAGTAGGGTAATTCTAAATAATCATACACCATTTTGAGGGTCTGCGCTGGCTGGCTAGTTAATTGGTCAAATTCCACAAAAAGAAGATCGTTCTGATAGCCTCTAGTAATAGTATCTTTTACTCTGTTGTATGCTAGTCCTACTGGTTGACCAGCACTAGCCCAAATATCACAGCGTCCCTCCACAGTTTGACTCTTGATATAATCACCCTGTTCAAAGTTCCACTGACTTTGACCAGTACTTTTTCTCCATAGTTTTTCAAAACTACTTAGTATTTCTGTAATATTACGCACCGGGACTATAATTTTAGGGGTTGAACCATTTATAAATTCAATCATTTCTATCAAAGAAAGCCATCCTCTACCCTTATCAATAATAGTATTTTTATCTGTTGAATGATAATTATTTAATATAGAGTTTAGTACTCTCTTTAGTTGATTATAATCCACACCTTCCGCTTGATGCTCAATCAGTTTATCCCACTGATTTCTAACACCAAACAAAACATCGTGACAGCCACTTGTTGCTTTGCTAACAAAAACGTTGTCATTTTGGGCTAATATATTACAAAGTAAGGTGCTTCCAGATCTTGGAAGTCCGCTAATAAAAAAGAACTTTTTCATATTGTCTCCTGTTGTATCAGATCCTTATCCTATAATACTCATAAACATCATGGTGTACCATAACTAACTTGAGAGATATCCACAACTGCTACCCAGCGAATATTTTTACTAGTTAATCCGGTTACTCTTATTTCTAATGCTTCGTTAGTATCATCAGCAACCACACTAGCACTTGCGCTATTCATGGCGGTTTCTTTCCAACTTTCTTCTATTAAACTACCAACTAATGTTGTGCTGTTAGCGGCGTTTCGTCGTATAACTCCTCGATATATCCAGCCAGCGGCAACATTATCAGTATCATTATATGCGCTCAATTTGATTTCGAATGTCCAAGTTGTTTCTGCTGGTAGTGTTAATAGTTCTTGAGCTGTTACCCCAATCGCTCCGTTTAGTGTTAATCTGCTACTAGTAACAGTTAATGAATGAGTTCCACTTTGAGTTCCGCTAGTATTAACAGCACTTCCGCCCGCACTTGTACTAACCCTAAAGGCATTGGCGCTGATACCAGAACTAATAACATGGTAGGTTGTGGTAGTATTTAATCCTGTTGGTAAACTTCCTGTGGTGCTTAGTGTTATGGTATCTCCAGCTTTTAAGTTGTGATTACTTTTTGTAAATACTGCTGGACTAGCTATGCTAACAGTAAACGTTCCGCTTAGTGTTGATGTTCTTGCTAATAGTACTGTGTGCTGAGCATCACCATTATTAGCAAAGCGTCCTGCCGCGTGACACAATTCGCCGTATTTTGTTGCTGCTGCTCTAAATCCGCCAGGAACGGTGCTGTAGTAGCCGCTGCTGGTGTTGTTATGTCCCCCACCAACTGTGCTGTAGAAGTTGCTGGCAGTGTTTTGATATCCCCCGCCAACTGTGCTTTTGTTTCCGCTGCTGGTGTTGTCATATCCCCCGCCCACGGTGCTGTAGTTGTTGCTGCTGGTGTTGCCATTTCCCCCGCCAACGGTGCTAGCGAATCCGCTGCTGGTGTTGTTAAGTCCCCCGCCAACGGTGCTGTAGTTGTTGCTGCTGGTGTTGATTCTTCCCCCGCCCACGGTGCTGTAGGTGCCGCTGCTGGTGTTGTATTTTCCCCCGCCAACTGTGCTGTAGAGGTTGATGCTGGTGTTGCTTCCTCCCCCGCCAACTGTGCTGTAGTATCCGCTGCTGGTGTTGCTATTTCCCCCGCCAACGGTGCTAGCGAATCCGCTGCTGGTGTTTTCATACCCCCCGCCAACTGTGCTTTTGTTTCCGCTGCTGGTGTTGCTACTTCCCCCGCCCACGGTGCTGTAGTTGTTGCTGCTGGTGTTGTTATATCCCCCGCCAATAACACTATAATTTCCACCAGCCACCATGGTGCCGCTAGATCGCACAGTTTGCCAATCAACAGCATATTCTCCCCTAGCGTTTCCGCCACTATCACGCTGTAATGCTCCAGTACCACTTGGTTGTATAATAATACTACCATTAGAGTTTGTGCTACTAATAGTATTACCGTCTAGTCTTAGATTATCAACAGTTACGGCTCCGCTAACTGCTAGTGTGGTTCCATCAAAAGTAGCATTAGTTTCAGCATCAATGCCAGTGGTTGTGCTGTCTCTACTAGTTAATATTCTATTGTTTGCAGGATTGCTTATGAGTCCTGTGACACTGACAGCGAAGCTGTTGCTACCATCATTATAATTTAAATTAATACCAGTTCCGGCCGCAAATAATCCTGATCCTATGCGGTCATCAACAGCCTCATTAAAGTCTGTTATTTGTGATGCTATGTGGGTATGTCCACTAACGCTAACAGGAGTAGTGTTAACATAAAGATTTGTAAATTTGCCACTACCAGCAGCAATTAGATTTTGTGTGTATGTTGTGTCTGGTTGTACTCCGGTAAGATTACTACCTAAAATAAATACATTATTATATCCTCCATCATTATTATATTCTCCTCCAATTATTGAACTAAAATTTCCACTAATATTATTAAGAGATCCTGCTCCTATAAAAGAGTAGTCTCCACTAACACTATTTCTATCTCCGCCAACAACAGCAGAATAAGCTCCTAAAGCTTTATTTGTTGTTCCACCAGCTATAACAGAAACAAGGCCATCCGTATAGTTGCTATTTCCACCCGCTATAACATTCTCTTGTCCAGCCGCTCTGTTGTATGTTCCTCCACCTATAACACTCCATGGCCCAGAAGCTACTTGATTATTATTAAATCTCTCTGTCTGCCAGTCAACAGCATAGGAACCTCTGGTATTTCCACCACTATCTCTTTGTAATGCTCCGCTACCACTTGGAGTTATAATAATGTTACCATCAGTATTAGTGGAACTAATAGTATTTCCATCTATTCTTAAATTATCAACATTTAATATTGGTCCGATATTAACGCTATTATTAAAAGCATTAAGATTTAAACTACCGCTCTCAGCAAGAATACTTAGATCATAATCGGCTAAAGAGTAAATTTCATTAACATTAGCTGAAGGACCATTTCCATTATAATTTTCGGTATTATAAGAACCTATAATTAATTTATTGGATGATCCACCAGCGCTTCTTAATTTAATTTCTGTAGGATAGTCTTCGGCTGTTTCATTTGTAATTATTAATGTTGGATTATTAGTTCCAAATATTGTTACTCCTCCACTACCAGCAGCAGCAGAATATTCCGACGTGTCAATAAAGAGTTGATCAACATTAATACCTAAATAGTGTTTATTGTTTGTTGGTGTTTCTGCAAATATAACGTTATTATCTATTTTAACTTTATCAACTATTAATACCCCGCTAACAGCTAATGTGGTTCCATCAAACGTAGCGTTGCTTTCAGCATCAATACCTGTGGTTGTGTTGTCTCTACTAGTCAATATTCTATTATTGGTTGGGTTATTAACTAGACCAGTAACGCTAACCGTGAAAATATTTCCAGCATCATTGTAATTTAGATTGATACCAGTTCCAGCAACAAACAATCCGCTACCAATCCTATCGTCTATGGCCTCATTAAAATCTGTTATCTGAGAGGCTGTGTGTGTATGACCACTAATGCTAACTCCGATACCATTAACTAATAATGTAGTAAAGTTTCCACTACTACTAGGAACCCAATAGTCTGTAGCAGAATTGTATTGTAAAAATTGACCATTAGTAGCACCACTAACAGCCACATCATGATTATCATTTAAATGACCATAACTTATGGGTCTTACAAATATTTTACCATTATTAGCAGCATCAAGAATTATGGCGGCGGAGATACTATGTTTGGGTTCGTTCTTAGTGAGTTTACCCGCTACGGTTGGATGCACATACAATATATCTCCATTAGCCCATGTTTCATCGCCCACAGCAATATTGCTAACAACATTTCCACGAGTATCAATATTATTTACATGACCAAAATGAATAACGTAACCATTATTATTATCATTTATGTTTTCATAAACCAGCCCCATAAATCTTACTTCTCTGACACTACCATTAGCGGTATATAAGCTTGGCTCTATAATACCATTAGCGTGAACTCCACTAGCCATAACGGCCTGACCTTTGTATAGAACGCCACCTGTCTCGTTTCTAACTCTAAACATTTCATGTTCACCAAGATTTATAATAGCAGTATCTGTTAGAGCTATATCAACAGTGCCCTCAGTATCATTCCAAGCCATTTGTCCTTGTAATAGTGTTGGTTCTATATTGGTATTAAAATATAAAACATCTAAATTGCCAGTATTAGCAACAAGATTTCCGCTAATAGCTAATAGAGAACCATTAAACGTAAGATTGGTTTCGGCATTAACGCCAGTTGTGGTTCCATCACTAGTTAATATCCTATTATCTGCATAATTAGTTATAGACGGAATGCCTCCTTGTATACCTTGAACTCCTTGACTTCCTTGTATGCCATCTAAACCCTGACTGCCAATAGTTCCTTGTATACCCTGGATTCCTTGAGTTCCTTGCAGACCCTGGGTTCCTTGAGAACCAATCTGTCCTTGTGCTCCTATAGTTCCTTGTACTCCTTGTGTTCCTTGAGCACCTTGACTGCCTTGGATACCTGTCTGTCCCTGAATGCCTTGCTCTCCTTGTATTCCCTGTGTTCCTTGAGAGCCTTGAGATCCAACACTCCCTTGGCTTCCCACAGATCCCTGAGAGCCAGTGGTGCCTTGGATTCCCTGAGTACCCTGATTGCCTACGCTACCTTGAGTTCCTTGACTTCCTTGGCTTCCAATTGTTCCTTGAGTACCTTGACTACCCTGTAATCCTTGAGAGCCTTGACTACCAGTGTTTCCTTGGCTTCCAGTAACACCCTGGATCCCCTGAGTTCCTTGGGTACCTTGAGTACCTTGTGTACCATTAGATCCTTGGGCGCCAGTGTTGCCCTGTATGCCTTGAGTACCCTGAGTTCCTTGAACACCTTGTATACCCTGATTTCCCTGTATGCCTAATAAGCCCTGAGTGCCTTGATTGCCTTGAACGCCTTGAACGCCTTGTGTTCCTTGAATTCCAACAGATCCTTGAGTACCAGTATTGCCCTGAATTCCTTGAGCTCCTTGGATTCCTTGTGTTCCTTGGTTACCAACTAACCCTTGTATGCCTGTAGTTCCTTGATTTCCTTGAACACCTTGTATTCCCTGGATACCTTGTATGCCAAGAGAGCCTTGTACACCTTGAGTACCTTGTGTTCCTTGGTTTCCTTGTACTCCTTGAGTTCCTTGGACCCCTTGAATTCCTTGAATTCCTTGAGTTCCTTGAGTCCCCTGGATTCCCTGAGTCCCTTGACGACCTTGAACTCCTTGAGTTCCTTGAATACCATAAAATCCTTGTATTCCAGTTGTTCCTTGAGGACCCTGTATGCCTTGTATGCCTTGAGCGCCCGCTCCAGGAGGACCTTGTTGTCCTTCGTTAATTGTTACTACAGAATTAGATATTTCCGTAGTAGCAACAGATATTGTTGATGATTCTGTTGGTTGTATAGTAACAACATTAATTTCAGCATCATCTAATGATATATTTTGGCTTTCAGAGCCAAGTTCAGAAACAGACACATTATTAGTTGATCCAACACCTTCTGTGACCTCAAGATTATTTGAGTTCGGTTGATCAACATTTATGGTGTATGTTTCACCATTAAGCGTTACTATCGTAATAGTGCTCATTAAACACCAGCACAGCTAATTTTCGTAATCTCAGGTTCTACAGTAATTGTGCCTTGTAATAATCTTATAACTTGCGGACCTCCGCCACTATAAAATACAGCATAAGATTCTAATTCCATATCATAATTAGCCGATGTGAAGTCGTATCCTGCTGTGATACTAGCTGGTAATTTAAAATTAATAATACCACTACTTAATGGTGATCCAAATTCAAATAAATATAAACCACTATTTGTATTAGTAGTAGTAAATTGATATGTATTATTATTATTTGCGTTCCACTGCATTCTAGCACACTGGAATCCGGATAGATTTATTGGCACTCCACTAGAATCCGCATATGTTAAGCTAAGACCAAAAGAGGCCCCTTGTTCTATAGTAAAATTATAAGTTCCTGCTGGCATAGTTTATACCTCTAGTTTACGGATAAAAGCCACTACGATCACTGTTTTTGCTTCTCTCATGTTGAAATTCTGGATCAAATTTATTACCACTAAATGGTCCAAGAATAGCAGCAATAGCACTAGCATTAGAAACATCCCAATATTCTGCTAGATCTCTATAAAGCTTGCATGGACCGTGTTTTAAAATCATCTCCCAACCAGCAGCGGCTCCACCAACACTTAAACTAGCAGGCCCTAGAGCAGCCCTAACTCCTTCTGTGGCGGCTTTTGATCTTAAAGTTCCCTGGTCCACTAAGCAAGAAGCTTTTAGAGATAATAATATTATAAAAAATTGATCATTAATTTGAGTAGGGTCGGGCGACATGGTAAGATTTGTAACATCTATTGTATATTGATTATCAAAATCAACATCAAATTGTATGTATTTACCAGCGACTAATATTGTTTGTACTATTCTATTATCACTAAATTGATATGGTTTTGTGGCATCGTTAATTAAAGTTCTGACCATTGCGGTCAACTCTGTTTGCCATGACATATTATATCCTCAGATTTTGTTGTATATAAACACTATACACCTAATAAACAAAAAAGCCGCCCAGTAAAGAGCGGCTTAATTGTTTGATATTTAAGTTATTAACTTATAGTAATCAGAGAGAGCCTAGTAGGACACGTCTGTTATCAAGAACAGCAAAGCCCTGTTCTGCCCAGCCATAGAAACCAGCTCTCTTTTGACGATGTAGAGTATCGTCTTCGAAAATCTGAACTTCTTGACGAACTGGCATTATGAAACTATCTCTCTTGCGCATATCAAGGCCAACAACTAATTCAACGTCACTAGCGGCTAATGTGCCATTAAGAACATTGGTATAGAATAGTTGATATTCTTGACTTTCGCCAAGTTCATCAAGATCATGAAGATTCACGCCGAAAACTCTATTAAGTGTGCCATCAGCAGCAACATAGATTTCTCTACGAGTTACTTCATCAACTTGATCAACACCCCAATTACGAATGTCTTCCATAGCTTCTGGAGAGACATAAAGATCAGTTAACATACCACGATTATTACTGGCACTGTTACCGCCGCCATTTCTACGCATAACAGTCTTCATTAGACTTACTAGGCGTTTTGTAAATTGACCAGCAGCAGCATCGCTATCGAATACTACGATATTACGATCAACACCAGCAGCGAGAAGTGTATGCCAGCCATCGTCATTCATCTTCTTGACGAATTGGGCTTCCATAACTTCCATAGCACGACCAACAACGTCCCAGCGAGCATCACGAGCATACTTTAAGAGGTAGTCGATTGAAGCGCCGATGTCATAGGTTGGAACCATGACATAATCGCCTTCAACGTGACGCTCTGGAATATAACCGTGATTAGGAATTGTGTAAGCCACAAAGTCCTTTTCAGTACCTGGAGCAAGGAAATCTAGTGGGAATTCTGGAGTAGCACTTTGGGCAAGTGTGATTGGCTCAAAGATGCCGTCTAGAATATCGCCATTTAGAATGCCTTGACGAAGTGGAAGTTCTAGAGCTTTTGCAAATTCTGCATTAGCACCTAGTGCCTCTTCTTTATTTAATGAGCCAGAACGAACTAGAAGATCGGTAAGTTCTGGTGTTGGTTCAAAAGCCTTAGTCATATTTTTTTTCTCCCTTAATTAAGCGATGTTTACGGATACTTTGGCATAACCATCGGTGTCCTTACTACTTAAGAACGAACCGATCTGAACAGCATTTGTACTACTTGTACCAATTAGACCACTAGCACCAACATATGCTGGAGTACCCGCTGTTGGAGTAATGCCAGATACGAGACGGTTTGTTGTTACCTGACCATTGCGTAATAGTGTTACTTTACCACCAACTTGCACTTCATCTTTGTGCCAGTTAATGTGTTGTCTTGTAAGATCAAGATTAACAACATCATTTAGTAAAACGCCTAATGGTTTAGCGCCAGAAGCAGCAGCAGCATAAGCTACTACAGCACTAGCGTCGTCCATTGAAACGCCTGAACCACTTGTTACTGCACTAACAACACCGCCTCTTTCAGCAGTTGTTGTCATGAAGAAAGAGATATCAGTTAAAAGTTCGATACGATCTGATTTAAGAGCCATATTATTATTCTCCCTTATTAAGTTTTTTACCTAGTCTAGCGCATACAAAATCAACTAATGCAGCACGGGTGGTGTTAACACTTTCTTGGGTGTCGCTACCAGCACTGAGATCAAGATCATCATTTGGTTCTACGTTATCAAGAATTTCCTCAACTTCTGTTTCAGAAGCTTTTGGTTTTTTGACTTCTGGCATTTTAACCTTTTTAGCCGCATTACTGACTAGTTCTACCATAGCATCAAAAGCAACGTCTTCTAAGGATTCAAATTGATCAACGGCTGACGAAGCAACTTCTTGATCTAGACCTTTTTCGAGTAAAGAAGCCATTCTTTTCATTTTCTTTTCTTTCTTCATCATCTCTTCTTCTTTACCCTTGTAAGCAGCAATCGCCTCTAGAGCAGAATCGAGTTCCGATTTGGCCTTCTTCATTTCTTCTTCTTTTTTCATCATTTCTTCTTCGCTCATCTTTTTAGCGGCTTCTGTTTGAGCAACTAATTCGTCGATTGAAGATTTTGTATTTACTAACTCAGTGGACTTGGTTTCAAGTTCTGATTGTAAAGAAGCTACTGTTTCTTTTAGCTCAATAATTTGAGCATAAGCTTCCTTGGTAGCTGAGGCGCAGTCTGTCATGGCCTCTACCTTTTCTTTTAATTCTGCTACTTCTTTTTCTAAACTCATATTATTAGCCTCCATAGGATTTGTACTCTTTTCTGATACACCCGAAAAACTTTTTTCGCTATTTTTTGTTGTTGATAAACTGGTAAAATTTTCCTTGTTAAATATTATACTATCCGGATTGGCTGGTTTGTCAACATAGCCTTTACCAGAAAAAGTAATATTTCTCAATACTCTACCTATATTATGGTTTTCATATTTACCACTTCCACCATATGCTCTAAGATGTTTTGTTAAAAATGATGTCTCATCAGATCTAGATAATATCTTATATTCTCCAGTAGCCTCATTAATTAATCCATAATCAAAACCCTTAAACATACATTCCATACTAACATATTTTGTTCCGTTTTCAATTTCAGCTATTAATTTAGCTGTTCTGTTTTTTAATTCTGGATTTGTATATGCTTTGTAAATTACTGAGCCTGTGACAATATGAAATCGATCTGGTAAATTATCCACATCGGTATTATTGTCTATAAGTATTCCATCATCTGTAATTGACCAATTAGAAACAATATGGCCTATAATAGTGTTTTCATCATGTTCTAAATTTGTTGGTTTGTCCTCTGGAGTATCTTTAGCTGCCCAAACTTCTTCTTTGGGAAAAATATCGTCATTTTTATTCCAAGAAGATGTAACTAAAATAGATTGAACATAATAAAGATCTTCATCATTATAAGAAGCTAATGCTTTAATGTTTTTATTAAATATTTTTTTATTATCTGCTGGCTCAACTATAGATGCTATACTAATTAGTGGAGTGGCCAAAATTAGGTCTTCTAGATCGTCTTGTTTTTCTTGAGCGTATATAATCATATTTTTGTCTCTTTAGTTGTGTAGATTTTCATACACCATAGAATAGAAATAAGATTTAACCTGTTTTAGTTCGTTAACAGTCAATTCTCTGGCAAAAGACTTTTTAATATTGGTAAGAAAATAAGAATATTGATCAAAAATTTTATTGACATTATTATTGTTAATAGTCGCAAAACTTTTTTGTATAAAGTCTTGATCTATCTTATCGAAAGGTGATGCAGAAAAGAGGATTTTAGATCGTGTCTCTTCGGCCTCTAAATATTGAATGCTAGATAAACTTCTCATATTTTTCTTTTTATAAAAATCTAATAGAATTGGATTTATAATTTCAGAAATATTATCTTGTGCGCTATCTGCCCATAACTGAAGTGTGGCTCCGGTTTGTGGGGAAAATTTCTTTTCTTTTCTCTTTGAAGAATCTTTTGAGTTTTTGGGCCTTCCTTGTCCTGGCACTCCTTTTAAAGATTCTGGCGAATCTTTAACGCTAGTTGGTTGGCCAAAGGGAGCGGCTGGTATTTTCATTTCCAAAACAGTTTTTTCTCCAGACTTTTTCTTTTCCAACTCAAGACCAACTTGACTCGGAGTAGCAAGACCTATTTGCAAAGCAATTTTTTTCATTGCTTCTTCAAACATAGGATCGTACCAAGGACCGGCTTTGGGAACCATCCTATTTGTATCTCTTTCTCTATTTTCTCTATTAAGTCTAATTTTTTCCATTTCAGAATCAAATCCAAATCTGGATTGAATAAGTTCATCACTAATAATATTACGATCTGCTAATTGAATTAATAGTGCTTTTTCTGCATCTTCATTACTTAGATCCATTCTATCAAACTCTAATCTAGCTGAGTATTTAAAACCCATAGCTTTTTGTACTAACTCAAATTCTTTCTCCCAAAAAGAGATCAAAGTATCTCTGCCATACTGAAGTCTTTGAGTAAGTGTTTTCAGACTTATGAAATTATTTGTTGTGCCAGCAGCACCGAATGTTCCTGTTAAGGTTGGAGGAATGCCAAGACCAGCATAAACACTATTCATATGAGGAATGTATTTATTTTCCCCTAAAAATTGATGTACGTTAGTTTGGGATTCTAAAAGCTCGATATCTGGACCCCAAACAAGATCTAAAGTTCCTCCACCAACATTATTTTGTAAAATATTTGATAGTTTACTTGCTGCTGCTTTTGTTGGAGCAATTTTATGTTCGAGATTACCAAGTTTAAAAATTCTAATATTTGATATTGCTCCGTCTAGCGCGGCCATATCTGCTAATTTAAGCTTTTCTATAACTGTAATATCATCCATAATGCTATAGATCATAGGAAATGCCCAACTCTGCCAATCATCTTTTTTATAATGAAATACAAGAGTTTTTTGTGGATCTAAAGGATATGGTTTTTTAGTTTTTGCTGCTTCTACAATTTGTGATGGTAATCCAGCAATTATAGCTTTTTCATTATCTGTTTTTGGTGATGTTATAATTTTTCTTAATCCAACCGGGATAGAAAGCTCATATCTTTTTTGACCAACAAAAGATGCTAAAGGACCAGCAGCCACATTAACATAAACTGGATCTATAAAAGTATATCTCCAAGGTATTTCTCTTTTCTCTACGTCTACATTGAGAGAGTCTTGTTCTGTAGTATCTGCTGCCGCTGTTGCTCTAAAGAATTCATCAGCAGTTTTTAAACTAATTTTTGCTGTTTGTCTATTAATTACTACGTTTGCTACTCTATAAATATTATTTAAGAATCTTTCGCTTCTCTCTTTACCATTAATTTTCTTAAACCATTTTCTATAAAATCTTTCTATTCTTTTATTTTTATGAACTGGTTTAATACCCTGAACAGCAAAGTCTGCCATAAGATCAATAACATTCTTTACAAGACCAACCCTTTGATAAACATCATCTGCTCTACGAATAATCTGTTTTATTTCTGTTGGAACAGCTTCGTCTGGACGAAAA